GGAACAAGAGAAAGGATCTTAGCACGATCTTCTGCCGTGGTGGCATTGATAAACGAAGCAAAATAATCTCTCTCGCGCCTAGGCAAAGCTGTCATAATAGCCGTAGGAGAACCGAAAACATCCACACCGAATGTCGTTCGAGTTGTTCTTTCTCTCCTGTGCTGAGCAGCCTCTCGGGCATCCCCTTCAGCCATAGCCTGGTTTTCTAGTTTAAACTCCTTGACCCATTTAAGCATGTCGAAGTATTCAGTTATGTCTCTTCGTTGCTGAACTGATTCAGGAATGCTGGTATCGCCAAACTTATATTCGGCCATCTCCATAGCTGGACTAATAAAGTTCTCAAAGGGCTTGTCCCAAAACGAGGCCTGAGTACCAACCGCTTCTGAGGCAATATAATCTTCAATAGCCGATCTCTGCCTGATAAACTTTGCTGCAGGAGACATTGGGGTTAAGTACTCAAGAGGCGTCTCTGCTCCATGTGCTAGTACCTCCCAAGCACGTCCAGCTAGACGTTCTCTTCGACCAAAACGGCCAGCAGCGAATTCTCCCTCTAGTTCTCCTGCCTCAGCAATCCCCATACTCTCCATTGCCATACCGAAGTCAACGCCTCCAGACATAGCAAGAGCTTTCATACGAGGCCCACTCTGTAGAACATCATATCTCTGAGCCTGCAAAGCAGGCACCTGGAGGTTTATAGTTTCGCCAACCAGCCCCTGCATAACCTCCATCGCTCTCTGGCGATCTTTCACGCGGCCTATACCCATGAGCTGGATGTTCATGTCTCCCAGTTCAGCCGCCCGAATAGTCCTAGGGTCTATAACCTCAGAAACCGTAACATCCATCTGCTCCAACGTATCTCCGAACCTATACTCCTGAAACTCTTTCCTAATCTTCTTCTGTCTAACTTGTTCTTTAATAGTTTTCAGCATGGCCTGATGCCGAGGAGACATCTGAGGTTGCATACGGTTAGCCAGAGCCATGTGTTCTTTAAATTCTGGACTCCACATCGCCACATCGGAAAGAATTTTGAGTCTATGGACTAAAGGATACTGTTCAGGACTAACCCCTTCTACTTCTGGGTACAAGGAACTATATCCTGGCCCCGGAAGTCTAATCTCAGCTTCCGGTATCTTTGAGTATGGCGAACCATATGCCAAATCTAAAAAGTAGTCTTGTGGCATCCAAGACGGAAGATCATTACGAAGTGGATTATAATAATCTAAATAACTTCGGGTTCTTGGAATGAATCTTCTCGCCGGCTCGCTCATGAGAGCCGCGCCTCCAAGATTCATGTGCTTCCAGAGCCAGTATTCAGCTCCTGTTTCCTTACCCATAGTCTCAATGGTCTGTAGATTCTGGAAGACTTCTTCCCGGCCAGTTGTTGCCTTTTGCAAAGCACCCTCTACGAAACCAGGAAGACCTATAGCTTCTCTTCGTCTATAGAGCAATTCATTAAAGAGCTGAGTGCCTTCTCCAGGAACTACAGGAGCACCCGGACCCAGTCCGCCAAGCTCGTATGCAGGTTCTGTCTCTTCTCTAATGTCAGGACGATGTACGAACTCACCACCGCCAAGCATCCATTCTTCCGGTCTTACTAGCTTTCTGGGCTTGATAGCAGTTCCTACTGTCTCGGCCAATAGAGGACCAACAAAAGGAACATCCTCAAAATACGTTCCCGTCATAGGCGCAGGGCGATCATATTGATGTTCTATTTCGTAGCGGTACTTCCATTCGTCAGATCCGAATAAAGCTTTAAAAGGATGCAGGATAGGATCATATTCCCATCGCTCAGACTCGTCGCCATATAGCCCCTTCTCAAAAGCACGAGCCTTAAGTCTCGCTAAGGCATGTTTCCTGTAATACTGTATCCTTCCACCTTCGTAGGCCGATGACCGGCCCATCTCCCACCAGCGGCCTTTTCTTACAGGTATCTCCTCTTCGCCGGAATAGATTGCCTGTAGTTCTTCTGGTGTCTCTTCGGTACCTAATAAGTTAACACCAGGAATAGCAGCTAGTAGATTTCCAGATAAAAGGCTAAGAGCAGTGGATGTTGCGCCCCAGGCCGCTATACCGGCAGCAAACCCAAGAGCCATTGGGTGCTTGAGTTTGGGCAGGTGCTTACCTAATAGAGGAATCTTAGTTAGTCCTTGGCCGATTTTGCTATCTGCCCAGAACTTCTCCATACGCATCTTTTTAGCGTATCGTAACTCATCGAAAATATTAGCTAAAACGCCACCTTCTGTAGCTCTAGTCTTTACAGCTTTACCAAGAAAGGAGGCATAGTCACCCATACCACCTATAAGAGCACCGACACCACCAAACCCAATCATTGTCTTTAGTGAAACAAGACCAGGGGTAACTGCTTCCTGTTCTTTAAGAGACTCTGTAATACCTAGTTTCTCGGAAACAGCTGCTCTCGCAAGGTTGACATCGGCCCCTATAGACATCACCCCATGAAACAGACCGTGTTCAAAGCGAGGAAGAATACCTGTTAAAGCTCCAGCTGTTGCGCCCAAAGCCAGACCAGCAGGAGAAAACATCCTGCCGGCACCCTTAAACAGAAACCCTCCTATGGCCGCACCACCTGCCATGCCCACAGGAAGTGCCATAGGGCTGCCTTGTGCCCTCAGATAGTCATAATATTCGAGTCCGTGCCAAGCTAGGCCTGCAGCAATGCCCTTCTTAACCAAGCCCTTAACCATACCCATATGGGTAGTTGGCGGTACGGCCATACTCCTAACAAGTGGGATCTTGCTTAGTGCGGGACCTATTATGGGAAGATCAAAAGGTTTGCTTAGAAGAACATTTAGTCTGCCCGCCGTGCTAGCGGCCCTAGCCCTTCCAAAATCAGATAATAGCCTGGCCTTAGCAAGTAGTCTCTGTTGTTTGCCCGTTAGTAGAATCTTCCTGCCAAGGATATTCGCTTCTTCTCTTAGCTGAGTACCTAGAATAAGACGAGCGCTTCTGCCTTCGTTTACCGTTAACAGCCACTCTTCAAAAGGAATTTTTGTACCAGATGCTGCGTACCGAGCACGTAGCAGATCCATATTGAGAGAAGCAGTACCAGGCAAATCCATGCCTGCCACCCGAGCGAAGTAGTCTGCTATGGCAGTACCCTGCTGAGTTCCCCCAGCAATCGGCATACCATAACCAACTAACCTACCACCAGAATATATTTCACCAAAAGCGCTTCTCCCCATGCGCCTCAGCTCTATATCCTTTACATCTCCAAATATATGTCTTAAATAATCTCGGTAGGCTCCGGCAGCCTTAAAGTCAGACTGAGGAACACTTATCTTAGACCACGTCTCTAAAGGAGACAGGGCTTCTGATACCCTGAAAGTACGAAGAATACCAGCAGGAAAACCTGCTTCTACTGTACGAATACCCTGAAGATAACGATCCCACAAACGGGTTTCGCCAGTTCTTATGAACCCTGAAGCAGCACCAGCACCTACAGCGAGAGCAGCTAGGCCGCTGCCAGAAAACCCTTCGTCAGGATGAACAGGTTGAGGGCCTGTTGCTACTGGTGGAGGTAAGGCCAATTAATCATCCCATGGCCTCCACTGCACGTCTTCTGCGTTGACTTGGAGAAACTGCAGGAGGTCTTTCTCCTGGTTGCAGCCGATGTGGAGCAGGAGGCCCGTCTACCTTGCTAAAGTCTTTCTTATCTTGCTTCATAAGCTCTTCAACATTTACTCCCGTAGGCTTCCTCTCTTTAGGCTCCGTAATCTTATACTCTTTCTCTATTATACCTGCTTCTAACAATACTTTCTCTGCTTGGATAAAGATCTTAACTACAGTTTGATAATCAAGCTCATCTACATCTTCAAAAGTATAAGCTTTAAAAACAGAGCATATAGTTCTCTTCATAAAAGCCAATGTATCGTCAGTCTGGGCTCTGTTTGCTTCAAACAGCTCTTGGGTATATTTAATTGACTCTTCGCTATAGCCAGAGAACCACAGAATAAGCTGTGCAATTGTTTGACTTAGTCCGGCAGGTATGTCGATACCCGTGCCGTCTAACAAAGAAGGATCGCAGCAACAGTCCTCAAATATACGCTCGTAAACCTTTAGTTTATCAACAAAAGTAGACACATTGTTCAACAGAAAACTATACCGCCGAGCAACATGTACAGGGGGCAGCCTGAAAGGAATCTCCAGTTCATCAGAGACTAGGGTTACAAATATATCTTGGTTACTCTTCCAGGCTACATCAAAGAGGCCATCAAGTTCCATTTAGATCTTGATAGTAATTTGTGCAAGAGCTTGTGGGTTCAACCAGCCACTAGCAGCCTGAATTTGCTGGGATAAAGTAGGAATAATACCAGCAGGAAGGAAAGCCAACTGTTCTACTGTAAACCTAGGCCATAGCAGACATCTTTTGAAGATCTCTTCGTCAAAAGCATCATTGGACATTCTGTCGGGTGGGTTTTCGGCCAGTATCTGTTTCCATTCTTGCCTTTTGATATAACGATAAATATAAATCTGGTTCTCATCAGGCTGGACCACAAACAGATCGCCATGAATACGCTTCCATCCTTGTAGATCTACAAGAGTGGGAGGAGTACTGCTAATCTGTGCACACAACTCCTGGATCTTCTTCATGCTTTCTTCAGGGTTCATCTTGTCTTCAGGTTCCAGCATAGGCATGTTTGGAAAATCACCTAGTTTTCCTTTCTCTGCCGAGAACTCTACTTTTCCTTCAGCTTGTTCTTGTGCTGCTTTTCGCATCAGTTCCTCTTCCTCAGGGGTCACCATCTTGACCTTCTTAGTCATCTCTTCCTCCTCGTTCTAAAGCCAGACAGGCCTTAGGGTTGGTTAAACGAAGTTACGAGCGATAAAGCTATATCTCTCCAGCACCGGCTGGCCATTAGCTTCTATAACCTGAACTTGGCCCGTAAACGACGCATCTAGTATCTTCCTCACCGTATGATTAGCGGCTGGGTGATTAGGATCACCGTATAGTAAGTATATATCAACCGGCGGATACTGGTCAAGACGCCGGTGAAATTTGATCGCTCTATCTGTTATCTCTTCGTCTGCGGTAAGGTTTTTGGAAAACATCTTGTCTCTAGAGACAGTGTCCCTATCTGCGCCATGCCAAACTACATCTTCAAAAGCTTCTGCCCAGTCCTCAAACTCGTCATCCGGCAAAGCAGCTAAACTTCTTAATTCGTCATCGTAAGACTTCCTGGCCTCTTCCAAAGTCTGGTTATTACTCAAGCCATCTCTATACTTCATCGACTGTTCGACGTTTTTAAGAAGAACCCTTGGTCCAACAGCATCCTCATAACTAGTAGTTATTCTAGTCCCGCCACGACCAGTAACAGATCCAGACGCCTCAAAACGCCTTACGCTATTATGGCCATGCCGAGCAGCATGCAAGAGGTAACCAGACTCTTTAAAAGCCACGGTAAGATCCCCAGCCACCGACACCTGACCATCAGCTGCAAAACTATAATAAGGACTACCATAACCATAAACAGGAACCTTGTTCTGACGGACTTCGACACTAGCCCCTACGGCTTTATCGATAAGAATAGATCCTATAAGAACAAGAATCTGATTGCCGGCATAGCCTTCTATCTCATATATTGTAGTCCCTAGATTAGGTCTAATCTGTTGGTTGTCGGTATCGCTTAGCATCTACATCCATGGATTTCTACGAAGCAAATGACCTTGGTCATTAGCAAGCTGCGATGCAGTCTGAGCCCGCCACTTGTTTATGACGCCACTATCATCCAGCTCCCGTTGTCCTACAGTTCTCATTGGGTCTATGTCCTGTGCCACATACTGCATAGGAGACTCAGAGAAAATATCTTCTATCGAGAAGGTGCCACCTTCTTGTAAGAACTGTACACCCCATAAGCCCATATGGCTTACGGAGCCGTATTCATTAGCAAATATAATACTAATGTCCAGTGGAGGTAATTGATCTACCATCATAGTAGAATCTACATAGATATCTTTATCTAGGTTACCTGTATTATAGTATCTTAGGCTCTTGTCTAAAATATTGGACAGGACATGCTCATTGAAGATAGTAAAGATCATGCTTCCGCCGATTGTTCTTGGACCCCTTACAAAAGTGGTAGGATAGACACTCCCTAATGTTCTAATAGGAGTCTTTTCTCTAAAAACTGAATAACTTAGAGTCTGTAGATTGCCTAATGTTTCGGTTGTAGTGCCGAACCCACGATCTTCTATCTTCTCTTTCTCTCTCTCTAGAACTACCAATGCTCTTCTGTGTTCTTCACGAGTACGACTGCCTTCAGCACGGCTATAGTACTCACTAACTTCATCTATTTCCCTTTGGATAGCAGCTAGAGCATCGTCCTTGCCAGCTGGGTTGTATGGGAGGTGAACAACCACTTTAATATCGGCTCCACTATAGGATCCATAACCAATAAGTTCTGAAGCACCACTTACGGCACGAGGGGATCTGTTGGCTCCTATTAGTGTAGTAGGACGATTCCATTTATTGGAAGGAGTTGTATGAAACTGAGGATCAAGCATTATGTCTCACAAAGGTAGGTGGGCTAGCCATACGCTAGCCCCGAACGGGAAATTACTTCACTGCACCGCCGCGTCTGATTTCTTTATCAAACGGCGATTGCGGCTGCTGCCATGTCCAGGGAACGATTCCTGTAGCGATAAAGGTATAACTATGTTCCGATACGATATCATCAATACTTACACCATAGCCGCCGTTGAGAATCTCCACACCGAGTATCTTCATGATAGCCAGCGCCCCGTACTCATTAGCTGCAGCCAGACAGATATCAAATGGAGGAATCTGATCTGGATACCATGGAATTACTGCCTTCTGATCCGTAGAAACATCCTCTATGTTGCTCTCTTGATCTTGTACAGAAACTCCAGGAGCATTAGGACTAGCTGCACCAACAGACGATACCCCCGTTGTTGCAACAGGCTCTAGTCCGCCGTTAGGTAAATAATCTGGTCTCAGATCGTCCGTGTCCGACTGGAAGTAAAGAGCATTGCTGGGGTCTTCTGGATTCGCCAGGACCTGTAGCAAAGGATCACTGTCAAATTGCATGAATACCATCGAACCTGCAATTCCTCGTTTGCCCCGAGCATAAGCCCGAGGATCAGGGCTGCCCATAGTATAGATGGGAGCCTTTTCTCTGGACACAGAATAACTGATACCCTGTAGCGTGCCAATGACCTGACCAGCAAATACTGCCTTCATGTCCACGCCAGAGAAGCTATTCTGTCCCCTCGTAAATGCGCTTGCTTGTGCCATTATTTAATAACCTCCCTGTTTATGCCTCTGCTGTTAGCGAGATGTTAACATCTACCTGACGCAACTCAAAGGCAGGTGCAAGTGTTAAATCAACGGTAGCATCACCGCGTACAGCCATAGACCTAGACTGGTAAATCTCAAATGGCTGATACCCAGTAAGGATACCAAGTTTCTTTGCCTTCAAAAGCACCCCTTCTACTGCTGTGTGAGCAGCTGCCTTCTCGGCTGCACTCATGTTCTTACCGATAAACGGATCCAATACGTCACGGACACCGTCTATAACAGACTTCACGATTCGACATGTGCTTCTTCGTGTATAGTCAGAAGTGGGAAGAGCAGCAGTAGGAGCATCCGCAATTACCACTCCGCGTGGGCGCTGTCGCAGACAAACATACCCCTTGCCAACCAGCTTATCAAGATTGGTCATACCGACCTTGAAATAGATACTTGCTCGCTTAGTCGCCTTATTTGTCGGGGCGTCAGTAAGTGGCATATTGACATACATGCCGCCGTAACCTGATGCAAAAGATGCTACATAACTAGTAGACGAATAACCAGTCGTGAGCAACGGATAGTCTATTACCACATCAATAAATTTACCTAGATCGATAGGTATATCATTAGTGTCTTCGACTTCGCTACCGCTATCTAGATAATCGCCATCGGTCAGAATGAACCCACCGCCATCATGACCGCTACGATATCCGTACATACCCGCCATAAACTTGTTACCAAGAAGCCCACTACCATTGTTGCTTGCAGACGTAATAGTAGATATACCGGTTGCGTTGTTCAGCGTCAAGGTCGGCTCCGTTCCAATCCAAGCAGATTTATCTGCAAGAGTATTGGAATCAGGTGGCCGTACTCCAATCGTACCACTGGCATCAAAAGTATTGAGAGAGCACTCATACAAGAACCGAGCCAACTGATATGCGAAGTTGACCTCATGAAAATTAGCAGATGTCAGATCGTCTCCATCGATTTTAGTAGTCGCAGAAGCTGCACCCACTCCAGTCGGGAAGATCTCGGCCTCGCCATCGTTGTCGATATCCCAGAAAAAATACCACTCTCCCTGATACTCTTCGGCAAATACCTTGCCAAGAGCATCTACATCGGGATTGGCTCCTACTGGAGTATAGGCTCCAGGTGTAGGATATGTTGACCCCGAAGGAACCTTAGGAAGGACAGCGCCAAGAGCGTGTCCCTGGTCTACGATATTAAGATCGTCCAAATAGACATCCATAGGAGCGACTACGTCAAACTCATATTCGATGAGTTCTTTATAGGCTTTAAAAAGCTCCTCATACATTTCCATTCTAGAAAGGTCTACGCCATCAGTTCCGGCCGTAAAGACTGTTCCGGCAGCCGTAACATCTTCCATCAGGACCATATTACTGGCATTACCAATATCAGGACCACCTGCTGCAGCACGATAACCGCTTACTACTACTTCGTCTTCGTCGATTGGAGCATCAGCGTCATTATCATAAACTATCAGCTCGGTGTCCTCGTTCATCACAACAAGTCGATCTTCGCTATCGTCGTACCATACCGAATAAGTCGACCCCGCATCGTCATCTTTACGATAGGTCGTAATGGTATATCCACCTACGCCCAAGGAATCACCAATATGCTCCAAAGTTGCTGCTGTACAGCCAATGCGATAGAGCAACATTTCGTCGGCACCCTGAGACTTAGCCTCAAACATGCCGCGAACAAGCGTTCCGGTTGTGCCGAATAGATTCTTGGCAGTGGCCGTATTCCTTACTAGGTAAATAGTAGAGGGACCCTGTGCCGCAGTTCCTATAATCAGCATACGCGGAGACGCAGGAGACTTCTCCGGAATTAAGTTCCCATCAATCTTATTATGATAAATTCCGGGAAGATATGTATTCTGTGCCATTTGCATTCCTCCTTAAAACTTAGCTTCCCCAGAATATGAAATTCTCTTTAGCTCTTGGGCATCTAGATAAACGATGTCTTCTGTTCGCAGTTCGAAAACAACCGGATACTTAGTTAGTTTTCGGTCATTAACTTCTACTCTTTCACGACTGCCAACACCTGTTTCAAACACCCTATAGCCAAAATGAGCAAAATACCATCTATAGGAAAGCATTACATTCTCAAACCACAATAGACGCTCCCGCGCCTGCTTGTTGTTCATTGCATAAATATTAAACTTTATTGTATTATCCCAAAACTTTCCTAGGATAAGCAATTGCTCACCAGGATGATCTGGGTGTTCTACCTGACCTCTAAGATGAGGGGTTAGTTCTCTAACTCTACCTTCTCCAGGTCTACCTCTACTATAGCTACCGTTGACCCTACCATCCAAGAAGAAAGTAATAGCCTCAGTATCTAGTGCTTCCGGAGGATCTTCTTCAACAAACAGAAGTCTTTTATCAGCTGGAACATTCTCTGCGTTCTGCTTAGACTCTAGGGCATCCTTAACAAGAGGAAAAAAGTCATTCAGAGTGCCGGCCTCAGGCGCGTCCCTGCGCTCGATCCTTTCTATGAAACTATCGATAAGCTGTTGCGCCTCTACTGTACCAAGTTCTTGATACTTGATTTCAGGAGGCAGCGCCAGGTTCTCGGACCGGGACGTCATACCAAACACTCCATTTCTTCTGCCACGAAGCTCTTATTCTCCAGTATTCAACCCTTCCGTTATCAGCACGGAAGTCTTCAGCCTCGTCAATCTTGTACACCCGACTCCGAACAATCGGAGTAACAGGCTGCCCTTCAACGTCCCTCTCTATCTCGATGATGTAATCCTTATCCGTTGGCTCGACGGAATATTCCACGTAGAAGAGATCATAGCCCCATCTACGAAAGGCATCATCATTCTTATAATACACTATTTTGCGCTCGTCGAATAGGTAGCCCATGCCAAAACAATCTGAGCAGACAAAGTCTCTAGATGGCTCATCTGTTATTTGGTCTCTACACTCACACCTAATAGCAAGACCATCGCTATCCCGACGAATACGACGAATTAACCCAATTCGTCCCTTACTTATTTCATCAGAAGCCCCAAAGAAAGTACGGTTTAGTTCGTTTCTAAGATCTAGTTCTTTACGATGAGACGAAGTGTAGGGCAAATACCTACTTCCTACTACTGTGCCATATAAATCATATCGAGACATTTATCTAGATCGTTTCCTAAAAGTCCTAACCCATCTCCTGGCAGTAGCCTGCTCGTCTGTATTTGCCATGGACCTTTGGTAGCCTTCTCCTTCGTAGCTAGTAGGCTCCCATTCTCGGCCAAACCCTATAGCATCGGAAGCCAATGCCCCTTTTACAGTATATTGGGGCTTTAAGCTAGTATCAGGACTAATGTCTCCGCCTGTCTGTAATGGAATCTGCCATCTTGCCACACACTCTTCTAATTGGCTTTCCCTCAACTTAAGGTCAGGACCTGCTCTAGAAACTTGCAAATCCCCTAAAGTCTTAGACATTTTGCCGGCAAAGCTGAAGTCACCCAATAAAGCCCTAACAAGTATTAACTCAGCCAAACAAGTAGTATATTCTCTCTTGGCATAAGCATAATAAGCAGCACCATCTGTTAGGGTATCTTGAAAGCTATTGGCATCAGCCGAAAGACTAGCCTCAAACAAAGCGAGATTTATCGTATCGTCGGGGACCTCTAGTATAAGCCTTCCTAGATCTAGCCTAATCCGCCTAATAGCGGAATAGAGAGGGTCGTAAGTCGTTGTTATATAATAGAAATAATCTTCTTCTAGAGTGGCGGCGTCTGTACCAGCAATAGTACTGTCCAACTGAACGAAGACTATATTGTTCTGTGCCAGATCATCTTCGTCCAAAGTAATAGTCAGATCTGTCCCAGAAACAGATAGAACCTTAGTCAGTGTTCCTTCTGCAGGGATATCAGGATTACCATTAACAGGCTCGGTCCACACTGTCACAGTATCATCTGTAACAGTGCTATCGTCTAGAGTCTTATTAAAAGTGATTACTATGGAAGATGCAACTGCAACTGATAGATTAGTAGACCTAAAGGGTGGTTCAGCTGAAGCCACCTGAAGATATTCTGCATCTACCCCTACTTCTACTTCTTCTAACCCAGTAGTTGAATAGCTAGAAGTTGGAGTCTCAATTGCTCCGCTTCCAGTGGTGAACTCCCACTGGTAGTTGTTTGCCATCCTAACAGCAGGAATACAAACAACTTTAAACTCATCACCTACATCAAACTCACCATCAAGGTTACAGGTAATCTTGACACCATACTCAAGCTCCCTGTACCCATAGGTAGTAATACCTCTAACTGCTTCTCCTGGAAATCCTTCTCTGTACCATTCGTATTCTGCATCGCCAGTCTCGCCAGCAGCAGTAATCTTTACTATATAATTTCGAGCAATATTGCCACTATAGTTACCTAGAAAAGTAACTCGACCAGTATTACCGGCAACCGTATTTATCGTATCAAAGACAGTCCGGGCACATACGCCTACGTCTACAGTATCTAAACTGCTTTCGTCACCAGCAACTAGTACGGTATAAGTCTTATTAGGCTGAAAAGGCGTAGCAGGAGTAAAGATAGCACGGGTTCGATATAGAGTACCATCACCTGTAGTATCATCAACATCTACTACGTCGCCATCTTCGTCTACCCTTTGAAAAGAGATTGTGCCCTTAACAAAACCACTGATATAAGGAGACGAAAGAATATCTTCGTCATCCACACCAGGTTCATCTTGTGGGCCGTGCCAAGGATCTGGACCAAAGATTAAGTCTTCATCAGGACCAGAGACAACAAAAGTACCTTCGTTAATGGCGGTTTCGTCCATCTCTTGGTCAAACGTGACCTGAATGGTATCGCCAATAACCACTCCCGTAGCTTCATTCGCTGGATAAACATCAACAATAGTGGGAGCAGCCATCTAGTCCTCCTCGATCTCGAATCCTTCCATAATAGTTAACATCTCCTCATCTTCCTCAGGAGATAGATTAGGATCTACGATCTTGGACTGGATCTCTATAATCTTCTGCTTCTCCTTGGCTTCTCGCTTTAGCCTTTGCTTCTTAGCTTCTTTCCTTATTTTACCAAGAACACTAGGCGTTATCAAAGCCTTCTGTTCTTCGTAACTAAACTCAAGCTCTGGTTTATCCAAGGGCATTTATCTTCTCCAAGACATTTTGAAGTCCCGACAAAACACCCTCTCTCTTCTTATTCATAGTCTCAACATGAATACAAGCTAGAACCAATGGGATTGAATCAGGACTTACCGAAATCTTCTTAATTGCAGCCCTGACAACATTTCCATTCTTACCAAGAAAGACCTTAGCGCTCTTAACGTCCTCTTCATCATAATCGGGTTTCGGCTCAGGCTCCGGCTCATTCACTGTTGCCGAAGAAATCTGATCTTCGTCCTCAAGACTAACCTTGTCTTCGCCACGAACCTCAATAGGAAGATCCACATCTTCCTCAATCGTCTTAACATCCCTTAGTCTCAAGGCCCCCTCAATGGTCTTCTTCATCTGCTCAGGGATGTTATCCATATCAATAGGATCGCTGACGGGACTCTCGGGTGTAAGCATAATAGGACCCAAGAAGAAGAATGGATTATTAGGGCCTAGCTTCAACTTAATTAGCATCTTTACCTCTCTCTCTGCTACTGTGTAGCGATAAAGCTGTCAAACAGCAAAAAGGGAGGATGACGGAAATCACCCTCCCTATAAGGAATCAAGCCAAGACCAAATGTCACCTAAGAACCTAGAGGTTCTCTATTGGAGACGTAGTAGTAAGCTCACCAAACGTATTCTCAGCAGATATAATCGGCTGCGGCGGGAACGCAATCTCGTTTGCCTTAACCGGTATATTCTTCAATACGCCAATTGCAAGACCCTGCTCATAAATTACAGGAACATACATCTCACGCAGCTTCACCTTGGTAATATCGCGTGCCGGGTCGTCCCACTCTTCGCTCGTGACATCCTCTTCCACTACCAGAGCACCAAGGTTCTGAGAGTCAAAGATTAGAATGTCAGCGGTATTGTTCACGGTATTAAACGGAACAAACGGGGAGACCAGAACCTGTAGCGGATAGGGGAAGTAATCCGGAATAGAAGGCTTACCCTTGAGCTGAGGATCTAGTGCTTCGACCTTTGTCGCGGCAGTACCAGCGGCATTGTTTGGCGGCGTGTAGGACGACCCCGAGGCCATACCTACTCCAGCCTGAGCTGCTTTAGCCCATGGTCTGGTGGACTGTGCCATTGTAGCCGGCTGGAACCATGCTCCATTGCCAGTGTTCTTTACGATAGTCCGAAGCAGCGGATCTGCCATCCACATTGACCAAGTTAGTGGGTGCAACATGATCGTATTCGGTGTATAACCCTGCATCATTATGAAAGAATAAGCTTTGAGCAAATCCTCCATTCGGCAAGAGCCATTGCCAGCACCCAATAGGGTACGGCCTGTGCAGGTCCCAAATACCGAAGTTGTTGGGCTCACGTTGTCAAAGAGATGGGTTCCCATTGCAGTGATGTAATCGAACCCCTTCTTCTCTTTGTGCCTATCAAGTGCTCGACGGGCTGCACGAAGATGAAGAGCGAAAACGTCAAACCTACTAAAACGCCGCATCTCGTCCGTAATCTTAACGGCAACACCGGACTTACCAATCGTAACGGTAATCGTTCCGGGAGCGATCTGCAGGGTCTCTTCTGGGTACTCCTCGCCTTCCGCAATATCTGCGGCCTTCAGAGCACCAATAGCCGGAAGAGTAATCCTTGCAGTACCCATTCCTTCGATTCGATCCAAGAGAGAAGGAATCATCGTAATAGGCTCTACAGGCTCTCGTACAATTTCCTCTACAACCTTGGGCATCCAATATCGAGCATTCGGAGTCGCAAGAGCATCCTGCATCGAAATTTTCTGCCCAGTAGGAAGATAGACACCATTGTTAAGCCAAGTATCGACGAAGAGCTGTTCCCCATTGTCGCCTTCAAAGGCTTCACTTACTGGGATACTATGAGTAATACTAGACATTGTTACAACTCCTCCTATTAACGCCAAATCAGGTTGACCAAAACCATCCGCTCAGCCGCATTGGCATAAGTGAGCTGATCTGTTCGGCCATAAGTTGCTGTCCCAGGCGTCCTCATGTTTGCATTTGTCTGCCCAACATAGGCCGTCCTTACCCGATCCAAGTAGTCTTTAGGATAAATCTCCGTACCGATTACCTGACCAACGATACCATAGAAGTGGTTGGAAATCGCCAGTTCCAGCTGCCTGGAAACCGTAGCGTTTACAGCCTCAGTATCGTATTCGGGGTCGACAGTATACACCGTACCAGTAGCGTCATATCCCTCAGCAGTGCCGATATCCAGTACAGCGCGAACCAAGTTGCTGTTCTCGTCGTAGGTAAGGAAATCGCCATAGTTGAGGTTGCCAGTAGCACAAGCATATGAAGTTGTGCGTCCAGCTTCAACCACGTCCTCGTAGGTGTAATAAGTAACAGTGGTCGTCACGCCCCATCCATCAGGATAGGTGTTCCCACCAGCTTCATACAGAAACAGAATACCGAGATCGGTATCTACGAAATAGTCGCCATCAGCAGAAATAGAAGTTACAGCGTCAACCTCGTTTGATAGACCAGCGCCCGTGCAGTTTGCAACAGGAGTGATCGGGGTGTCCTCGGTAGGAACGGCCAATGGCCATTTCTCGAAGACGTAACAAACTACATCGTCACCAGCTGCCACCGAATCTGCATACTTAACAAGCCCATGAATAGCCGTTGAGCCAAACCATCCACCAGTACGAGTCCCAGGAGTACCCGACCAGTCAATACTGCCTGCCAGATTGGCAAAAGCACCATTCATAGTCTCGGTAGTCTCCAGGGCTGGAACCAGAGGATACTCAACTGCATAGTCACAGAGAATTGACGTAGTTGCCTGCGGGCGGTAATTATGCTTCCTCAGGTTAGCCGGATTATAGTGATCCGAACCAGCAGGCTGGTAGTAGTTGTACGGAGCTACACCAACAGGCTTCGAAATGAAGTCCATGGCATACTCATCCGCACGAATCAGCCCACGCTCCCTAAGAGCATTAGTGACCTGCGTCTGTGTGTAGGTTGCAGCAGCCGCAACTGCTTCACCCGTTGTTAGATCCGTAACACCTTCCGTCACATCAAGTGCCGTATAAGTGAGGACCGTAGTACCAGCAGCTTTGTTAAAAGCCTTCCTGAGCCCTGCAGGGACGAGCCGACCTTCTCCGTCTTCAGCGATTACCTTACCCGCGCTTACGACAAGATAGGCTTCGATTTCGGTTTCCTCACGAGCAGCAGTGGCACTAACAGGTAGCCATGCAGCTGGAGTCGCCTCAATCCACGGTCGAATACCTTCAGATTTCTCAAAATTGGGAGTAATCCGACCTATATGGTCCCAAAACTTATGGCTCGGAGTGGATCCGCGATTAATTGCCATCTTTTAACCCTCCTAAACCGATTAAATCCCAGCAGGCTTTACTGCTGAAACATCTTCAAAAGTGGTCTCTTCACTAAAGACCTTCAATGATTTCATCTTATCGAACAACTGATGAGCCTCAGGCTCTTTCTTCTTCTTGAGAAGCCCTACAATCCTTTGAGCAGCGACATACCCCTGTACGCTCAACTGAGGTTTCTGTGTATTGTCACCATCGGTGCCAACACCAGGATTGTCTACTGTGTCGTTCGGGTTTCTTGCCATTCCATCATTAAGTCTACCACGAGCCTTTTCAATGTCAAAGTCACTAGTTATGACCGTCCATTGTTCATCCAGGTTGTCGCCCCTAATAGCCTCTTCTGCCTCGTCCAGATTCTTGTACTTGCCAGATAGGACAGCAAGAGTACCAAGATATGTAATCTTCATGGCCTCTAAGTCGGAACCAAGCTTGATGTATTCATCTACTTGTTGCTCGTAGTCCTTCTGATGAAAGCGAAGCTCATCACGCAAAACATCGATAACTGTCTGTGTTTTTGCATGGTTAGCTTCTTCTTTATCGAGCTTGTCTGTTAGCTCGGCACAAGATTCGCAAGAACTATCCAATAGCTCACGCTCTTTCATTTTAGTCTCTACGAGACCATAAAAAGCCTTGAGGTCTTGGTTCTCTATCAAATCAAGGTCAGCACATGATGGGAGCACATAGTCCTCCTTATCCTTCTTCTTGGGCTTGCCGCTAGGACAACCAAGAGCCTTTGCCTTGCGGGCAACACAAGCAAGAATACTAGATTTATTGCCCGGTCCCTTATAGCGACCAATAAGCCGTCTAGCAGCCACAACATGGGCACAGTCTGGAACAGGAAAAGACCTATTAGGTCCGCAGAAGGTAGAACCAGAAAGCTTTTTCCGTGCCTTGGTAGAAAGCTTGGCATCCGCTTCGTCATACTCTTCCTGAGTAATCAGCTTCTCCTCAAGCATCTTCTTCAGTTCGGTCTTCATGTCCTCGGCAACAGCTTCACCGTCTACCTCTTGTCCTTCTGTCTCTATATCTTCTAGTGCATACAAAATAGCAGTCTTATCGTCCAGCTCGGCCTTTTCCTGATCGGGATACTTTCCGTCTTTACGGAGAGCAAAGATCTTCTTGGCGAGCGCCTTCAGATCTTCTTCCTTAGCCTCGGGACGATATTCTTTAACAATGTCAAATACCTTCTGTTCGTCTTCTGACAGAGTAATCGTCTCAGGTTTCGGTTCTGCAGGTTTCTTGGGCTTTGCAGAGTCAGAGAATGTCATCTTGTAAGAACAACAGGTATCATCAGCTTCGCAATCGCAAAGACCATCAGGAAGCTCTACCGGGACACCATCCTCTTCCACCGTAACAGAAGTAATAGGATCTGCATCAAAAGTTACAAAGCTACATTCTTGGTTATTGTGCTCATCGGGAATCCACATGCAAAAGATTTTATTATTCTTCTTGCGGTCTTCCTCATCTGCATCTGGCGGATCGTACAGCTGTCCAGGGGTATGGCCACAGCCAAAGAAAGTCTGCATTACATCCTGTTTGCAAACAGTGCAGATCGCTCTCTTAGGACGAAAGCTAGTAGAAACCGAGTCTAGACGACCATCCAGAATCTTTTCTATAGCGTCTTCGTCATATATATCTGCCTGTAGCTGAGTGTAACCAAGTCCGCGCCAATCAGGTTTGTTTACCTTGCCGCTTTTAACCAGCCGATTAATCGCCTCTACCTGATCTTCTAGTTCAGCACTCTTGTCGAGCAGAATCTGAACATCAGGATCATCTTTTGTCTCTGGGGGTACAGTATCTATATACTTTGCATCCCGGACAACCCCGATAGGATCAGATAAAGCATCGTGATGCTTCAAGATCTTGGCAGGTTTATTTCGCTTGGTAGTCCAAGTTTTAACCCCTTCTTTCATAAGAATAGGGACATAAAGCCGATTGTTCTTGTTGATCATTCCAGAGTGGGTTGCTTCTAGTGTTACCCGAAGACCCTTCTTTACAGAACTATCGGAAAACTCCTTACGTGAAGCCTCCCAGTCGGCGATATCCTTCTCTGCTGGTTTGTTAACCTTAAAATAATCAGAAAAGATATAATCTTTCATGTTGCTTAGCCTCCGTTACTGATTTGCTACCATTAGACAAATACAGTGTGGGTGTCGAGGAGCTAACCCTTCGTAAATTATAGCATCCGACCTATAGTAACGCAAAGGCGGTCCGTCACAGATCTCACAAGGGTCAGAACCAATACGACTTGATTCAATGATTTCAACATCTTGCAGGCGAAGTCCATGGGCTCTGCCATAGTTGTAGGCCCGCATAATTTCACTTTCATCTATCATCTCGGTACGATGATACATTGCATCCATTGCCAAAGAAAC